ACAGTTGCTTCTCCGGTCATAAAGTCCTTGGCTTGCCGGACAATGGCCTTGATCTTGTCGTTGTTCATTATCCAGCCCGCTGAATCGCAATGACCTTTTTCAAACGGTCACTGGCATCTTTGGTATCCGGATAATGCTTGGCCATTACATTGCCCTCTTCAACAGAATCATTCTCACTCTGCATTCTGGGCTTATTGACTCTCTTACCTGGATTGGGCTTTTTGGGCTTTTCCTCCCGGGGTTCAGGAGCAATGTAAACGCACTCATAGTTCCAAGTTTCCTGGATCATGGCCGCCGTTGCTGTCCGGTATGCTTCGGGGCTTTCAGCAGTCTTGGGAACATTGGGACCAAAGAACTTTTCCAGCAAACCCGCGAAGTCACTTTCTGGCGTCAAAGGCCAGTGCTTGAGCTGGAGCAAATAACGGATCGTGGCCTGGGCTTCCAAGCTACCGGGTTCCAAACCATGGAGAATAGCCAAAAAGTCCCGGTTGCCACTGTCGAGGAATACCCTCACGCCATTGGCTAGATTGTTGTCGATCTTCACAGGTAATCTCCTCGGGTCCTTGATAGCAGGTTTGTTGCTCAAGTCAATTCGCTCTCCTTGTCTATGGTTAAATAAAGGATATGGCAGAATATGCTGAATCCTTTTTCAAGGAGAATAGGATATGAACAAAATCAATTTGATGGATATCATGGAGTCTCTGAACTCTGATAACCATGACGACGCACAAGCAGCCCTACATGAATGGTTTGTTGAGCAGGGACGTCAAGTCCACAGCAAGATGACGGGTCAGCAGGTTTCTGAAGAGCCAGTTGATGAACAGGTAGTCGTAGAAAATTCTGAAGATGACGTCTTTGATATTCTAGATGCGGTTTGTGATCAAATTCTAGCAACTGGCGAAACTGAAGGTTCAGAGCAGTTTGATTACGGTGATGATCTTGCGAATCTATATTGGATCCAGGTACCATATGAACTAGACAACTTTACTATTGATCCCAAGTATCTCGCTTCTCTTGAATCAAAAGTTGAAGATATGGTTCCTGTTGATTCGGGTTATTACCCTGATGATGAAAAGCAAATCGGTATTGTTTATCTTGCTGCCATTTGGGGTGACGAAGTTGAAGAGTCCGATAATTCGTCTAATCAAGTTTTTGAATCCAAGGACGAAGACGAAGACAATGATGACGACAAGGAAGAAGTCAGTGAATCCATTGACGACATCATTGCTGAACTCCGCGAAGGCTTTTCGGGTCTCGAGACTGTCAGTGACAAACTCCAGAATCAAGAGGGTGCTCAAGTTGGCGAGCAGGGCAAAGTCCCCGTTAACACCAAGAGCCCACTACCAAATCACAAGGGTGCGGATCGCCTAGCCGGCGCGCCAGTGGAAGTCCACAGTGACGAACACAAGGGATATGAGCGTGAAAAGGCACCAGCGGTCAAAGACAACATGACCAGCCGACACGTTCAAAACAGCAAAGAAGAACTCAAGGATGTCAAGGATGGCGGCGACAAGTCGGCTCTCTTGAACAAGATTGAGGGTTCTATCAATACCCAAAGCCCAATTAGTGGCAAGGGTGGAACGGGTCTCAAAAAGTAAGAGACATATTGGGAGAGAAGCAATTCTCTCCCACAACCATCTGATCATCCCAAACAGTCAAAACCGCGTTTTTTAGCCCTTTTTCCTTAGCAATAAGAACTTTTGGTTAAATACTTGGTGAACAAAGCTTGGCGATGTTCAGAGAAACAAGGAGAGCAACGATGAAGGCAACAGACCTTAGCAAGGTTCTCGAGATGCTCGTTAATGAAGAGCAGAACGAGGCCACCGGTCTTCTGCATGAGTGGTTCGTGGAGCGCGGCAAGCAGATCCATGAAGAACTCATGGCCGAGGACGGTACGCTTTCCCAGGACATCGAGGATGACCAGGAAGCAATCAACGCTGAAGAGTTTTACAACGAAGACGAGGACGAAGAGTCCGAAGCTGGCGCTGAAGAACTAGACGGCGACATTGGTGGCGAAGAGCTACCCATGGACGACATGGCCGGTGCTGAAGAGCTACCAGCTGAAGAGACCATCGCAGACACCATTGAGGATCTAGAAGCTGTTATGACTCGCCTAAAGGCTGAGTTTGCTGAGATCACTGGTGCTGATCAAGTTGGTGACGAAATCGAAGGCGATGTTGGCGAGCCAATGGACCTAGACGACGTTGAGCCAGCTGGTGAGGAATTCCCTGCTGAAGAAAGCCTAGCTTTTGAATCTGAGGAAGCTGACGAGGACGCCGAAGAGGTAACCGAGTCTGAGGACGATTTTGCAGATCTTGAAGAGTCCTGGACTCTTGAGCCTGTTAAGGATCCAAACCTACAGGGCGGCAAGGAAATTGGCGCTGCTGGTGCCAAGGTCAGCTTGAACGACAAGAGCCCTCTTCCAAATCATAAGCCAGAAGACCGCGTTGGTGGTAAGGCTGTTGAAATCAAGGCAGAGACTCACGAGGGTCATGAGCGCGAGCCAAGCCCAGAAGTCAAGAGCAAGCCACTTCTCAAGAACCAAGTCAAGAAGGCAACCGACGGTCGTACTGGCGTCAGCAAAGAGGGCGACAAATCCGCTCAGCTGAACAGCAAGGCTGGTTTCGGTGGTGATAGCCCCAAGAGCCCAATCGGTGCTGGTGCTGTGGACCTTCGTGGTTCGGACTTCAAGAGGAAGTAAGCAACATGGCATTGGTTCTAACCGAAAAAATGAACTTTGACGAAGCCAAGTGCGTCGTCGAGGAGGGCGCGGCTGGCGCTGATGGCAAGCCCAAGGACTTGTACATGCGCGGCATCTTCGTCCAGGGTGGACAAAAGAACCATAACCAGCGTGTCTATCCTGTCAACGAAATTCGTATGGCAGTTGATAGTATCAATGACACCCTTCGTCGGGGTGAGAGCGTTCTTGGTGAAGCCGATCACCCAGAGGAGCTAAACATCAACATCGACCGTGTCAGTCACATGATCACCGAGATGTATATGGATGGCGCTAATGGAATGGGCAAGCTGAAGATTCTCCCAACTCCAATGGGTAACATCGTCCGCACTCTCTTGGAAAACCAAGTAAAGTTGGGCGTTAGCTCCAGAGGTTCTGGTAACGTCAACGATCGTGGTGAGGTTTCAGAGTTTGAAATCGTAACTGTTGATATCGTTGCCCGTCCATCGGCCCCTGAGGCATATCCCAAGGCGGTCTACGAGGCGCTCAACATGCGTCGTCGTGGAGCAGTCATTGAAGACCTGGCCACTGCTGTGAAGCATGATCCAAAGGCACAAGGGCATCTTGCAAAAGAGCTCCTGAGCTGGATCCACAACCTAAAGTCATAAGGAGTGGACAAGATGGATAATGGACTAAGTGGGCTTCTAGAGTCTGGTCTCCTCAACGAGGATACCCGGACCGCACTGGAAGAAGCCTGGAATACAAAGTTGGACGAGGTCCGCAGCAACCTTCGTGAGGAAGTTGAAGCGCAGGTTCGTTCGGAGCTTTCCGAACAGTTCGCACAGGACAAGAGCAACCTCGTGGAAGCCATGGACAACATGCTAACTGACGCAGTTCGTCAGCATGCCGTGGAATCCGTAAAAGCAACCAAGGCACTCAATGAGGAGCGTGCCAATTTGACCAAGGCTATTGTGGAGGCTCGCGCTTCCTACAAGGCACAGACTGGCAATCATATCAAAATGATTGAGCAGTTTGTCATGGGTCAGTTGGCCGAAGAACTCAAGGGCATCAACGAAGATCATCGTGAGATGCAGGTTCAGAGAGTCAAGTTGGCACAAGAGATCAGCGAAGCCCAGGCATCTTATGATGCCAAGCTAGCCGATCACACTGGTCGCTTGGAGCAGTTTGTCATGGCCAAGCTGAGCGAAGAAATTGCTCAGGTACGTGGTCAGGAAAAAGCTCTCGCGGAGCAACACGTGGCTAACGCTAAGAAGCTTCGTGAGCACAGAATCTCAATGAACGAGCAGACCGCGTCGCGGATCAACAAGCTTGAGGGCTTTGTCCTTGAGCAGCTCAACAAGGAAATCGGCGAACTGGAAACAGACCGCAATAGCCTAGTTGAAGCCAAGGTCCGTCTCGTTGCTGAAAGCAAGGCCAAGCTTGATGAAACCAAAAAGGCTTTCATTGCTCGGGCAAGCCAGCTCGTTGAGTCAACCATTGATGCTCAGATCCGCAAGGAAATGACCTCTTTGAAGGAAGACATCCAAGAAGCACGAAACAACATGTTTGGTCGCCGCTTGTTTGAAGCTTTCTCCGCAGAGTACATGACCAGCTACCTCAGTGAGGGTTCTGAAGTTCGCAAGCTACAAAACAAGCTCAGCGAGTCGCAGAATGCTCTTGATGAGGCAAACAAGATTCTGGTCGAGAAGACCTCGGAAATCCAGCTTTCGGCTCGCAAGGCCAAGTTGGCAGAAGAGCGTGCTACTCGTATCCAGATTAAGAACGAACTTCTCTCTCCTCTAAGCAAGGAGAAGAGGAACGTAATGGAAAGTCTACTTGATACTGTCAAAACCGACAAGATGAAGGAAGCCTTCCAAAAGTACCTTCCAACTGTCCTCAGTGAGGGCATGAGGAACGCAACCCAGGGTCGACGTGTTCTGTCCGAGACGCCTGTTGTAACTAAAACGGTAGCCGTAACTGGCAACCGCGTCACCCCACTTGCCGAATCTGCCCGCGCGGAGGAAGTCCCAGCCCTATCCCAAGAGGATCGTGCTGAGCTACGCCGACTGGCTGGTATTGAAGAATAAGGAGAAACCAACCAATGACTAAGCTATTTGAAAGCAATTGGAAGGCCACCAAGGAGGCTCTCTGCGAGGGTAGAGATCTTCAGGTCAACATGGATGGCTCGCCAAACCCCAACAAGCAGCGGGTCATGGAGACTGTTCTAGAGAACACTCGCCAGGATCTAATGCGTCGTAACCCTTTGATGGAAACTGCTTCCGTTGGTGCCACGGCATCCGGTAACGTAGCTACCATGAACAAGGTTATTTTGCCCGTTCTTCGTCGTGTTATGCCTACGGTCATTGCTAACGAGATCATCGGCGTTCAGCCAATGACTGGTCCAGTGGCTCAGATCCACACCCTGCGCGTCCGCTATGCTGACAACGCTGCTGGTGCGGTTCCTGGTGCAGAAGCACTAAGCCCATACGACATTGCTAAGGCATACTCCGGTAACGGTAACCTGAACAATGCTATGCCACGTGCTGCTACCACTGCTTCGCTGGAAGGCAAGCCTGGTAACCGTATGAGCATCCAGATCCTGAAAGAGACCGTCGAAGTCAAGACTCGTCGTCTCAGCGCACGTTGGACCTTTGAGGCTCAGCAGGACGCACAGGCTCAGCAGGGCATCGACATTGAAGCAGAGATCATGGCTGCTTTGGCTCAGGAAATCACCGCAGAAATCGACCAGGAAATCCTGAACTCGCTGCGTATGCTTCCTGGTGCTGCTTCTTCGACTTACGACCAGGGTGCCGTTTCCGGTACTGCTACGTTCGTCGGTGATGAGCACGCTGCTCTTTCGGTTCTAATCAACCGTCAGGCAAACTTGATCGCACAGCGCACTCGTCGCGGTGCTGCTAACTGGCTCGTCGTTTCGCCAACCGCGCTAACGATCCTTCAGTCGGCAACCACTTCGGCTTTTGCTCGCACCACCGAAGGTGTGTTTGAGGCTCCAACCAACACCAAGTATGTTGGTACCTTGAACAACTCGCTACGCGTCTACGTTGACCAGTACGCTCAGGACGACACTCCTGTTCTCGTTGGTTACAAGGGCCAGGGCGAAATCGACGCAGCGGCATACTACTGCCCATACGTTCCTTTGACCTCGTCGGGCGTTGTTATCGATCCACAGACTTTCGAGCCAGTGGTTTCGTTCATGACCCGTTATGGTTACCTGGAGCTCACCAACAGCGCATCGTCGCTGGGTAACGCTGCAGACTACCTGGGTCTGGTTGCGATCAACACCGCAAACCTCAAGTTCCTTTAATCGGTGCTGGGGGCTTCGGCCCCCACACTTTGAAGGTTCTCAAGGACAAGAAAAGCCCGTTACGGAAACGTAACGGGCTTTTCCGTGACTATCA